CCGTAGGCTTCTGGCCCTTAGTGGCTTCCTTTAATGCATTCTCTACCTCACGGCGAAGACCCTTGCTGTCAATCTTGAGATTGATCTTGGCGTCCTGACCACGAGTGGCCTTTTCAACAGCTTCCTTGATCTGCTGACGCAGACCCTTGTCCTCAGCGCGGATATCCACCCAGGCGGATGCGATCCTAAACCCTACAGGCATTTCCTATTCCTTCCTAGGTGGATACCCACTAGGCAGTTTCATACTCGAACAGATCCCCGAGACCGGCACTTGCACCGTCTCGGCTAAGGGATTCAAGAACAGCCATCTCGTCGCCCTGAGAACGAGCTAAAGCCTCGCTCATCGACATGGTCTGTCCGGGTGTGAAGCTACTGTCATCTTGTGTATGCTGCGTGACCCCGTCTGACTGCTCATGGTTTTGGGTATCAATCGTCAACTTACGACGTACTGCACCCTCATAATAGATCAGTTGAGCAGTCAGACGAAGGAAACGCGGGCCGTCCAGACGCGGATCCTCTTCGATATCGTAAATGCGATAGAAAGCAATGAAATCTGCTTCGATCTCATCTCGGTAGTCGAGAACCCACAAATGGTCCTGAGCCAGTTCGATTATTTTCCCGTGGTACCCTCTACACGATTGAGGGCAAGCTGTACGACCTGCTCCAGAACCTCAGACATGGTGTCGTCGTCCAGGTCTTCCCATTCAAGGAACTTGGCATAGTCTTCCTTGCCCAGCATGGACTCCATGAGGCTAAGGGCGGCGAACATCTCGTTGCCGGTGCGGCGAAGCTCATCTAAGAACCTGAGAGTAACTACCGGACCTGGCTTAGCAGGTACAGTGAACTCTTCGTCATCGATAGTGAAGAGAACAACACGCTCAGCCTTCTTGCCGGTGCTCTTGTAAACCTTGGGACCGGAGTTGTCCACGGTCTCTTCGGTACCCTCTTCAACGGCGTCCTGAGCCGGGTTCTCTTCGATATCCTTACGATATGGCATGTAATTCACCCTCACGGTTAGCGCCTGAATGGCATTGACAAATACAATTCTATCAGGGAAAGAGCAGCGGCCCCGGCGGTAAGCCAGGGCCGCTGTTAGATCTAGTCAGATTAGCTCTGGTCTACGATCTTGAAAGGTGCAGTAGAGCCGTCTACGTAGTGAACAGACCAAGTCACGCTGAACACGGTCATGTCCTCTTTCTTGTAAGCGAACTCAACGTTGTCGCTGGAGAGAACCTTACGCAGGATTACCATTCGGCGCTTGCTCTGGTTGTTAGAACCGCTACCCGGGGCCCAACCGTGGAGCAGAAGCGCGCGGTAAGTTGGCTGAGTAGCAGAGTCGGTGAAGGCGGGCTCGTAAGTACCCGCGTAACCTGCTCCAGAAGCACCCAGTGCGCCGCCATTCGCGTCGTTCAGAGCGTAGAGTAAGTTCTGAAGGGTCGGCTCAGCCAGGTTGGTCTTCACGGTCATGTCACGCTTGGTGAGACGACGACCAGGAACGTCAACTACCTGGTCTACCTCAAGCTCCTTGTACTCCTGGTTGATGCTGATAGTCGCACCATCAGTAGTACCACCGAGGTCGGTCCAAGCAGAAGCCTGTGGGGTGGTGTTTACGGCACCATTGGCAGGCTCAGTCGCACCAAATTCGCCGATGTATACAGTGGCGGGTCCCTGTACGAGGTTAACTACGTTTGCAGACATTCGGATTCACTTCCTTCCGAAGCGAGTTACTTAAACTGGTCCATGTTTTGGGCCAGCGGGAACTGAACAGTATCCATATCTGGATGATCCTTGAGTGGAAAGGTCAGCTCCTCGCCCCAGTAGGAAGGGAGCGGTACCACTCGGTTAGCAGGGAACAGGTACTCCAGCTCCTGCTTATTGCTGTGTACGAGCGCGTATCCTCGGTAGGTGATAATCTCGTTGGATACTGCGCCAACTAAGCAATACTTTTTCATAAGTAGCTCCGCCCAAGCTATTCCGGTAATTCGGCCCACGCTAGCTGGAAGCTAAGCGTGTAATGTGCTGCATCTCCAGGGTCTACGAAAGAACCCTGACCCGAAGGGAACCCCCACGGGATCCTTTTAGGCTCCTCAATACACCAGGCTTCCAGCACTCGTACCTTTCGGTATCCTGCCCGGGTTTCAAGGTTTTCTGCACCGTTATCATCAGTGACAAGGTACGCCCAAATCTTTTCGGCCAATTCGTTGGCCTTCCACCACGGAGGGGTCTGCTTGCCCGGGTTAACGGCCCAGCAGTGCACCTGGATTACTGGTGCTCGATATCCGTAGTACCTACTAGAACTTCCGGAACCTACTACCATGGGCTGGACATATCCCGAGGCTGCCCAAGTGGTGTTATCCTGCGGAAGAGTAGAACCAATCTGATTGATCGGTAACCCTGGAACTGTCTTCAGCCATGCAGCAGCGGCTAATTCAGAATTGGCTGGCCTCATGGCTTGAACTCCTGGTATAGAGATTCCTTCATAAAGTGTGTGGCTTCAGCTCCTGGATGGTCTACCTTGTACACCGGATGATGTGCCCCAGGCCACCAGAGTGCCTTTTTGTTCTTCGGGAGGATTTCGTGAGGGGGAGTTCCGTCCTCTACATAAATCGCGTAAGGCACACTTACTGCTCCGATACGAGCAGTCTTGGAACTCTTGTGATACTCCCAGTCAAGGTCTTCCTTGAGGTGCCCGGTACGTACCGGAACTTTCCTCATCATTCGGTGGTAAACCTCTTTAGAGACCTTCTCCATGAAGTTGTCGACTTCATGGTCAATGCGGTCATACCATCCTGGAACCCATTCGACTCGTGCCATAAACACCTCCTCAAACAGAAAAGGACCATGCCGTTGGAAGGGCAGCTAAAAGCTGACCAGACATGGTCCCTTCCTTTTACAGGCTGAGGGGGTGTCTATGCACACCGTTTACGGGTGTTAAAGCATGTCAACCCTACGTGTGGAATTATACGGGAGAGTGATCATCCCACGAACATCAAGTCGATACGGAGATCCTGGCCTAACACCGGGTTCTGGTAAGGGCTGATATTCGTGATGGTCCAGGTCTGCCCAAGACGCTCATCGTAGATGCGATCGTTGGCCTGGACGTCGGTACCCTTCTTCACACGAAGACGAGCATAACGATAGTTGTGGGGCTGGGTAGAGACTTCGGGAGAACTGAAGATTTTCTGTTCCAGAATAGAGGCCAGCACTCCCGTAGCAGCAGGAGTGTCGTTATCAATGACATCTCCCCAGTCATCGGTACTCTGCCCCCGATAAATGGTGATTCTGGTTGTGGCGCGAGAGTACATTACTCATCCTCCCACAATCCACCATCATCGCTGGAATCGAACGCACTACCCTTCCGGTCAATAGCCGCACCGTTAAGGTTGTAAGAAGTGCCCAGGTAATCGATCTGGCGCAGCCCCCGCATGGTGCTACGCTTCGGACGACGTACCTTGATGGATCGGTTACGGCGCCAAGAGAGCCTGTTAATGGCCCTGCGAGCGAAGGGTGCAAGCACGAAGGCGTTCTCATGACCGGAGACGAACTGAAGGCCGTCCTGGAGCATTGTAGACACGTCTACGTGGGTGAAAAGGTCTGGATGTTCGGTAATCCAGGCTGCCTGATAAGCCACAGCCATTTTGAGGAGCCGGGAATTCTTGGTGCTGAGAGTGGCATCCTCGGTGACATCCGCGAATAACTCCACGATTGCCTGAGCCTGAGCGATTTCCGCGTCAGTGACTTCAATGCCGGTGTATGTAAGCGTTTCCGCTGTGGTTGCCCAGGACATGTGCCACCGCCTTTCTGACAAAAGAGAACCCTCCCGCCGAAGTGAGGGCGGCATCGGCGGGAGGGTAGCTATCCAGTTGGATTACGCGGTCTTCTCCAGAACAGAGAAGGCGGTCACGTGACCGAGCTGGAATCCACGACGAGAGCGGAACTTAACCGCCATCTCGTCTACGTTGTCCTGAGCAGAAGACGCATCCATACGGCTCTCCGGTCCAGAACGGACACCCAGCTTCAGAAGGTCGGCGTTACCGACGAAGATCAGAAGCGGGTTACCCTCTGGCTTGGCAGTAACCGCGTGAGAGGTCTTTGCACCACGGCTCCAGAAGATTCGTACACCGAAGAGGGTGTCTGGCTGACCAGAGTCACCGCCCTGTCCCTGTACGAAGACTGGAGTACCGTTGTTGTCCTTCACACGACGCAGAACGTCACGGAAGGCAGGGTGTGCAATTACGTACGCGCTGTTCTCGTCCCAGTAGTCGGTAACTTCTACCAGACGAAGGGCCTCAGAGAACTTGTCGTAGGCTCCGGAAGCAGTGCCGTTGTAGTTTACGTAGCTAGCGTCAGCGGTGTAGCTGGCGGCAGTGTCGTTGGTACGTACGGCCTTGTAAACAGAGGTGAACGGAGCGGCAGCACCGTCCTCAGTAGCGGTAACACCTAAGCAAGCGTTGTCGAGAGCAGTAGCGTAAGACACGGCCCAGTCAGCAGCGCGAGCCGCGATGGTGTCAACGATCATGTCGGCGTCGGCTACGTCGTCCTCATCGAGAACAGACTGACCCATGAAACGACGAGCAGTCAGGGTTACGTAGTCGAGGTCAGAGTCGTCACGTACGTACTGCTTTCCAACAGTGACGTCGTAGCCCTGCTGACGGAGGATACGCTTGGTAGAAGTGTTCATTGGGTGGCGCTGAGCAACAGCCTCAATGGCAGATGCACGCAGCACTCGCATGATTACCTCAGAGTCCCACTCAATGGGGATCCAGTTATCGAGGTAAGTGGAGTTCGGGGAGTTCTCAGAATACTGGAGAGCCATTTCCGACAATCCTTTCGGTTAGTTAAGACAAGTGAGTGCCTGACTCGGCATGCTTGGGATTGAACCCGTTAGTTTGACGGCCTCATAAGCTGTAGCTTCATCTTGGCCTTCCAGTCCAGATCCTCTTCCGAGGCAGGAGCCTGCTTCTTGCCTCCACCAACAGCCTTGGTGTCGGCAACTTCCTTCGCAGCATCCTTCATGCGCGCACGCTTGAAGAATTCCGGGAAGTCCCTCTTCAACTCGGCAACCTGCTCATTGAGTTCGTCAGGGTCAATACCACTGTCGTCAATGCTCAGAGAGTCGAGGTCGAGGAGCTTGATCATACGGGGGAGGTTCTTACCATTCCAGCCCGCTTCTTCCAGTGCATTAGGCACCTCGTGGATTAGGGGGTAAGCAGAAGCACGTCCGGTGCGCTCAGCCTTGGAGACCTCACGGTCTAGCTGACGCTGGAACTGCTTCTCAAACTTCTCTCGGTCGAACCCTGTATCGGCCTTCTTGTCGACCGCAGGCTCATCCTTCTTAGGAGTTACATCGGTATCTTCGACACCCTCAAGCTGGATAGAAGGCTTGTTTACCTTCTCACCCGTCTTGGGGTCGTAACCGGCTGCTCGGAGGAAACGCTTACGTGCAGCGGACTCACTGTCAGCCTTAGCCTTGGCTGCTAGAGTCTTTTCCCACTCTTCCTTGCTAGGAGGAGTCCAGGCATCGTCAGAATCAGTACCGTTATCGTCACTGTCATCTACATCGTCATCGTCGTCGTCAGTGTCGTCTCCGGTAACTACGTCTGCCGCACCACCAGCAATATTGTAAATCGGCATTCCGTTCTCGCGGTAGCCAACTACTGTTCCTGGAAGTGCAGTAAGAGGAGAGTCCTCGAAAAGCACAGTTGAATTGTCGATCATAACCGATCATCCTTTATTTAGAGGTGCCCGAACTGGGCTTACTGGCTGGCTTGTTAGCCGGGGTATTCTGAGGCGGGTTATGCTCGGCATAACGCACATCAGGAGCTGGATCCACATCGTGCTTCATGGCATTGACCAGACGCTGCTGCTCAATCTCTTGTGCCAAAGCATCCTGTGCAGCCTTTTCACGGTCCTTCTTCCACCTGTAGACCTCGGCCGGACGGTATCCAGCTTCGATGAGGGCTACCTCAGTAGGAACTCCAGCGGCGATTTTCTCGTTGACGGCCTGCCATTCCACAAAGTCGGTGACAACCTCTAGAGGCTCCCATTCGACATTGATTCGCTCTACGTCATAGCCCATCATGGTGAGCGCCAGAGTGGTGAACTTCTTGACCTCGCCCCCGTACGAAGTCTGCCTAAAGGCACCCTTCGAGTTTAGGAACTCGTTCACCTGACGAATGTTCTCCCCACTCGGAGGACGCTCGCCCTGACGGTCGAAATAATGGAATGGCGTATCAGTGGCCTGAGCCAACGCCTTCACGTAACGGTCGAAAGGCTTGAGGAATGCATCTGCATTCGCGGACTCGAACTGTCCGACAGTCTTCATTCCTGAAAACTGCCAAACTGCTGCGGGGTCGGCCTCAAGCTGAGACTCGTTATCGTCGTCCTCCGGTTCCTGGTCCACATCTTCGGGAGCAAAGGGATCGGAGTCTGCCCCATTGAGCCCACTCTGGTCGGCCATAGGGTCGAGCAGGGCGTATCGCTGGGGGAAGCTCTGGTAATCTACAGTAGCCAAATGGCTTGTCACCAGCTTGTTGATGGCAAGCTGTGGGCCGTAGGCATTTACATGGTCCGGGCGCCCATAAGAGCGGTCCGTACGAAAGTGGAAGATAGGTACTTCACCGAAGGGGTTAGGTAGCACCGCTTCATTACCGTCGGAGGTATAGGGTACCCACTTCTGCTGGGAATTCTTCCTCTTGGAAGGCTTCCCCTTGTGCATCCAACGCTCAATACGGTCTGGATAGTAGAGGTTAGCCCGGATAACTAGATCCTGACCCTCGCCCTCATTCCAAGACCGGATAGCGAAAGTCTTCTTCTTCGGGTTCTCCGTGTCGTAGAACACGCGAGTAGTGAAGGGGTCCAGAGGCATGATATCCACGGCCACAATGGACTTGTTCACTATCGGACGAGTTTCGATTACATCGTCTTCTACAACAGTGTCCCCGGTAACTAACTGCTTGGCAGTCTTCTTTGGGTCAAACCCGCGAGTAACGTTGGTATCGGTCTCTTCCCCGACTACCGGCCATACCATGACATAGTAGTCACCGTACTTACCTGTGTTACGGAACACGATGGGAAGCTCTTCGGCTAACTCGTTGTATTCCCACAGGTCATCGATAACGCTGTTAACGTCCTCGTTTTCTTCGATCTCCCCGTTTTCATTGCCTTCCTTGTCCCCGTTCACGCTGTTGATGCGTAGCTTATTGGCTACTGCATCCACAGGAATGTGCGCGAAGTTGAAGGACTCAATGGCGTCCAGACCGAATTTTGCAAGAAGTCGGGTTACTTTAGGGGAGCTGTAGACTTCATCCACAGTTCCCTCGTAGAATGCCGCAGCCCGCTCGTACGCGGGACGAGCCGCTACAAGGTCCCAATACCCACACCGTAAGTCCTCAAGACTTTGTGCGTTGATTGGCGTGGCCATTTGTTACCTCCTATCGTGGCTGTCGAATTTTGCGTCCGGGCTTAGGGCGCCTCTCGGGCCTCTGATACCTGAGTACCGCATTGCCGACCGCGTCGATAAGGTCGTCATTTGCACCCTTGGGGAAGTTAATCATCTGCTCCTCAAGAGGAGGGAACACTTTTTCGTGTACAACTCGTGGTGGATGCATTTGATAGAGGTTGAGAAGTCGTCCAGCCCGGGATTCCTTCTTCTCCTCGTTGTGCACCGTATAGATCTTGACCGGCATGCCATGCAAGGTCTCTAGCCACTTGTCTCCACCCTGGTTTGTTTCCACCAGAATGGCTCGAACTTCTGGATTCGACTCCAGAAGGCTCAAAACCAGGTTTCGTAGGGAGTTTCCATGCATTTTGACAGCACGCACGTATTTTACAACACAACAAGGCGGCTGTATTCCGGAGTCCGTCCTATGACGAGGCCGGAATCCGACAATTGCCAGGCCGGTATAGTCCGAATCCTTCTTGGCAGTCACCGCACCGTCAATAGACAGGATCGTGGATGAGCAGAAGTCCAGAGTGCCGTAGGTAAAGTCACTCATGGTCCAATACTCGGAATCAATGGCCATAGGGTTGTTGAGGAAGTTCTTCTGGTAAGATCGGGTGTGTTCGATCTTCTCCAGCTCGGTCAACGACCATTTGGCAGGCCAGAAAGAGCGCCTTGTACCGTCTTCATTGTCCAGAATGGGTAGCTGATGATGAACCTTGAAGTTCTGGTCATCAATCCACTCGAACTGGTTCTCTTCATCCACCCATCCAGCCGCGTACTTGACCAACTGGTGGGTAATCGAGCCAGGCATGGTCACCGTCCCACTAAGGACAGTGCGAGCACGCTCGTTAAGCGGCAAAATAGCGTCCTGAATGGTGATTAGGCGCTGCTCCATCTGGTACATGGAGTAATTAGCCTCATCGGGCTCAATGTCGTCCAACAGAAGGGTATCTGGACGCTTCGCGCCGACCTTCATACCAAGAGAACTAGAGTCCGCACCCTTTGCCATGAAGATAAACCCATTAGCACAGAGACGAATACCCTTCGCGTCACCCTCGACGTTACCGCGAGCCTTCTTTTTCGGAGTGCAAAGGTCCGGGAAATCCTCTCGGAGCAGTTGGTTTTCGTCCAATTCGCGTTTGAACGTCAAAAGATGCAGCTCTGCCTGCGCTCCTGAGTCTGCGAAGGCCGCCAGGAAGGTGGAATAACCGTAAGCAGCCCACCAAAGAGGCAGAATAAGGAACCAGAAGGTACTTTTGCCACTGGAACGTGGCGCTAGGTACGCGTCTCGGTACTCTCGGAAGCCCGGAGCGGGGTCCATCCACTTCTGGGCGTGTCGAAACCATTCCGTGTGGTGTTCCCCGAAGGTGATATTGCCTTCGTCGTCCTTCAAATGGTGGGATAAGTAGGTCAGAGCAAACATCCGGGGGTTTGTCTGGCACAAGGCACGTCGACCCTCCGGACTTTCGAGTAGCCTGGGGTCCACAGAAGCTAGTTCTGCTTCCCAGTCGTGGGTTAGCATTGCAACTCCTGGTATTAGCAGTCCTGGACGGTGATTTCGTTCACCTGGGTACGCCGAGGGTTAGCTAAAGAGTTGAGCGGAAGGTCGCTTTTCATAGCTAACTTGTCGTGCCAATCTTGATGGATCTCCGTAGCTTCTGGATCAACCAGGCAACCACAGTCTTCGCAGGTCAACACGTCAGTTCTCCTTGCAGTAGTAGTCCACTAGCCCGCACTCGGTACACTCCAGACGACACATACCGTCACCACACTCGCACTCCTCGCCGGTAGCCTCCCACCAGT